ATGCACGCAAACCGATTCGCCAGTCCAACTTGTCTCTTCCTGCGGATGCAGTGTTAATGCTTAACGCTAACCGCAACAGTCAGCGTAAGCGTATCGATTTAACCATTGCAGGGTTTGTAGGACTTCTTAAGAAACATCCTTCAAAGCCTTATTATTTGATGATAGCAACCAATCTCCAGCCTCAGACCGGTGCACATTATGATATTCAACGTATCTACCTCGAGGAACTCAAAGACAACGGACTGGATTTCCAGCAGTTTGGACGTCGTCTTTTGTTGATTGATACATCACCTCCGAATGTATTGAGTGATGAAGCCATTAATCAACTCTACAATGCAGCCGATATTGGTATCAATACCTCAGACGGAGAAGGATTTGGGTTGTGCCAGCTCGAACACATGTATGTAGGTGCACCCCAGATTGTGACGGATGTTGGAAGTTATCGCACTTTCTTAGACGATTCCACAGCTGAATTCATTCCATCCAATGGAAAGTTCTACTTCCCTGGCGGTATGCCCCATGGATTCTCAGCACCCACCTTTGCAAACTCAGATGTCACATCTGCAATGGAGTCTATGATTGAGAAGCTACCCAGCAAAAAAGAGAGTGTTCGAGCGTACCAATTCAAGAGTTGGGCGACTGTTTGCGACGGCTTTCTAGAAGACGTGCTTACGCAAGCTGAAGGTCCGGCAGCCAGCGTATCTGTACCGGTGATATCAGCTGTCCCAATCTAAGTAGGCGTTGACCGTCTTCAAACGCAGGACCATCAAAGACCTCCTTACTATCGGGGTCAATTAAGAACACCATCTGCTTAATCTGGACTTTTTGGAGTCGTCGTTTACGTCGTTGCATGTTTCGCAAGTACGAATCGTCCAACTCTTCCGTCTTCAAATCAGGCTTGAACGCTAAATCTTCACCCGCAACTGTGCTATCAAATCGCATACATGAAATCACAGGTGTTTCGCGACTATGGAGTTTACGATGAACTTCGCAGTCGACGGCAGCTTGTTTAAGCAGCAAACTAATTCGTTTATTCGTCACATCCTTCTCATAGGTCGTTTCATACAGATATTCATCGGTCGACATGAACGCTTCAGTCGGTTCACCTTCGTATCGTTTGGTAGCCATATCGTTACGACGCACAAGCACAACATTGTTCGCACCTTCTGTAGACTTGGATTGAGAGTCTGTAAACACACTAATGTAGAACGAGACACGAACCGTTCGTTCTTCCAACGGTAAGGATGCGTGAGAACACAATCGAATGGCGCGTCCAATGACTTGGTCGTGTCGTGCAGGATTCCAATGGGGTTCCATCAAGTGGACGTGTCGCACATTCGCCAAGGTAATACCTTCAGCACCGGCCGCAGTAATCATAAATAACACCAACTTCTTCTTAGGTGCAGACTCCACAGACTGTTTAAGACTGGGTGGAAAGTCGTCTGCGTACTTTGCATTGAAAATCTGACGGAACAACTCACGCTGTTCCATGTCTTCGTTACCCGTGAAGAAGGCATAGGCTGGCTTTTCAGCATCCATCGAGGGGTCTTCAATCCACTGACCGGCTTCTTTGGTGATTTTGTACTCTTGCCACCCGTTCGCACTCAAAATGGCCGAGAACACTCCCAACCCTTCTAGGTTACGATAGTTCGAGTACAACAACTGGGTTCGTCGTGCTTCACCTCCAAGGGATTCACGGATGTTTTGATAGATTCGCAACATCTTGGGACTGTAGGTTTGAAGTGCAGTCTCTGTGAGGTATCGTGCAGGGTCTGCCTTGATTTTCTCTAAGATGTCTGCTTTGAGTTTCTTCAAGGGTTCGGGTTCTGCGTCTTCCGTCAAGAGTTCATCGGGTTCGGGTTTACGAATCTCGGGTGGAATGGAGTAGTCGCAGGCAAGACGAGAGTTGACACGAAAGGTTTTCATTTCATTGTCTTCGGCTTTCGCAGGGTTCAGCTTTCGTCGTGCATCTTGTTTGATTTCGTTGAATCGTACTGCCAAATAGTTGTTAAACATTGCATCGGACATGGGTACCTTTTCCAACAGCTTGTCGTCGTCTACGCGTCGAGGCAACATGCGTTCATCGGCACCTCTGAAATACGAGACCAATCCTTGAATGCGTCGTTGGAACAATTGTGTGTTTTTCATTTGAAGTCCGTCCAAGAACAAGGTTGCAAACTCCTCGTAGACGGTAGGCAAGGCATCAAAGACTTCAGTCGAGATTCGGTCCAACGCAAGTTCCGCTCCACCAATGTCCGTCTGAAACTTGGAAGCCCAGGTATTCACCCAGTCGGGCGCAGAGGGTGTAAAGGGAAGGTCCTTCACATACTGAACTGCGATTCGGTCACCCTTTTCATTGTAGACACTTCGGAAATGGGGAGGATTGCGGGTTAACAGGATGTATTTCTTCAGAGTCACGAATTCAATGGTATCCACATCGGGAATCGCACGCAACAACGAAGTCATACGCTCTTCATCCCAGGTTGGAATCGCACGCACTGGAATCACAATGCGTTCAATGGGTCCGCGCAATAAGTTCATCAAATACGCAACCTCGTTCGCACGGTTAATCACAGGTGTTCCAGACAACGCAACGACCTTGCAGTTACGAGCATTGTAAATCAAATCGTAGAGCTTGCGGGCAATGTCGGACGCATTGGAGATGCGTGAAATGAAGTTGTGGACTTCGTCGATAATCACTACACTGTTCTCATAGGGATTGCTTCCATCGGCAGGAACGTATTTGCCAATGTTCGCAGTCGACAAGCCGTTATAACGAATAAAGGTGAATCTCTGGTCGATGATGTCTTCAATCTGTTTCGCAATGGTATCTTGTGCGGTCTTGGGAAGCTTATCAAAGTTCTTCTCTTGATTCGGCACGGTAGTGAAGAAGGTTCGGTTTCGGTCCAAGAATCCATCCGAGAGTCCAAGCTTCTTTGCGGTCTCGCGTGTCTCTGCGGTCAAGGATTGTTGTCGCCAGTGTTGGTCGTACATGTAGAGAGGGTCACCGCACTTTCGTAGCTCGCCGCGGTAGTTCGATTCCAACGAAGCAGGTAACATCACAAACACCTTTTGCGTCGTCAATAAGGATTCAGCCACTGCGATGGACGAGCAGGTCTTTCCTGAACCCAGACCATGGTATAACAACAGACCACGATAGGGGGTTTCCATCAGCAAGTAGTCGCGGACGACCTTTTGATGAGGCAGGAGTTCGCGTGCATTGCTGCCTCGTGCGAGACATACATCCACATCCTTATCTTCGTCATCCGTTGGGAGTTTCCTATACTGTAAGAGAGTCCTCGTAATCGCATCCGCAAATGCTTTACGATTCGGTAATGCGTACGACCGACTCATTGTTCTTTAACCAGCATCTAAAAATCTGGTTGAAAAACAATGAATCAACCTCCTATCCCTGCAAGACCTGACGACTATCTTTTGATGGATCCTTTACCTGAATCTCCTATGGATATGGGTGCTCTAGTTAACATTTCACGGTTAGAAGTAGGAAAGACGTATGTTCTTTCTGGGATATTAAATGGTTCCAGACGATACCAATATGTAACGGTTAGAGGTAAAACTAGAGTTATTGTACACCGATATGCACTTGACCTAGACATTTTAAATAGGAATAAGAGGGTTATAGCAAGTCGTTCAATTCGATTGTTAGACAACCAAGATTATACTGTCTTTTACAGACTCACAACTGACAAACTTGCAGAAGCGATTGGGAAACAGGCAACCCGTCAGGCAATTGATGAAGTCTACGAAGGAAAGACAGGTCAGTCTGCTCAACCAGGAACAGGTCCAGCGGATATTATTCGTGGGTTTGTAGGTGTTCAACCTCCAAAACGTGCAGGGAAAAAGACACGAAGACGTCGCAACCGTTCAAGACGAAACCGCTGAACTTTTTACACTGCTCGAATACAATGGAGAAGCAATCCCGCATTCTATTAGTCACCGTCTATCTCTTCTTAGTTGCAGGGTTCCTCTACGCCCAACCCACGATTGCGTTTGGCAGAGAGGGACGAATCCGTCCATTTGGCACACAAGAAAAAGAGTCCACTGTATTCCCCTTATGGTGGTGGGTGTTTGTCATTGCAGTGGTTTCATATATGATTACGTTGACATTGACTCGCTCTCGAATGTTTCGATAACCGATTGAAGTTGCACCAACATGGCTTTTCGTTCAACATGTTGAGGTCGGACGAGTGCATCCGCTTCGGCAAAGGTCTTCCATCCAATGCCTGAAATTTCACGCCTCTGCATTGCGGTCATCTTTTGGCCTAAATTCAGCATCTCAGGGTGTTTAAGCAACGCTACAAAGTACACATGTTTGTATTGAACTCCATTCAAGCCGTAGAAGGTTTCGGTCAATGCGATGTTCTTCAACACAACAAACGAATCGCGTGGAATGTTGGTCTCTTCGTCAAATTCACGCAGCGCACATGCAAGGTCACATTCACCTCGCATACGCCGTCCTTTGGGAAACCCCCATTCAGGTTCTGTATACTCGGACAAGTTGTTACGCACCAAACTCATTCGGTCGAGTGTTCCAAACTTCTCACGACTTTGAAGGTAATCTGAAGTCGCTCGGTCATCGCCCCACAACTGACGCCACAATACATCGAATGAATCGGATGCTAATGCAGCCTGTTCTTTCAGCGTCATGTTTTTGACTAGAGTTGAGATGTAGTCCATGTCTTCCAAATCATATTTCCCTCGCATGAACTCCGCAAAGGTCATACTATCTCTGCGGCGTATCATCAAGAGCTTTGCAGAATCGTCTGTGACGGGGACCGACGGTCGGTCAATCAACAGAATCCCACACGAAAGGACAGGGTCTTTACAGGTTCGGAAAAGGTGACCTTTCCCACCGCAATTATTGCAGTACATTACAGGCGGAGGATGTAGAGGAGGTAGTGTCCGTTTTTCCATTAGTATAAGCAAGAGTTTCCCAAGAAAGTTCCTCCGTAAACATAAATGGGACTCTTCCAATCAAGACCCACTGTGGCGCCATCGTTTGTGGCAGTTCAATCCCCATATCCTGCAAAGCCCGCATCAGGTGGATGGGCGCCTATCTTGATGTCTATCGTTGGAGGGTTCGTCTTAATCTATCTGGGATTAGCGTTCTTCAACTACATTCAGAAGCGTGAGGGACAACCTGGACTTCCGTTCATGAACGCAAAGTCTTCCGGTGACAAGACGCCCGCGCCTGTGGATGGAAAGACCAAGACGGTCATTCCCGCAGGTGAGATTCCGATTGGTGTTGGAATCGATTATGGACTTCAGTTTTGGATGTACATCTCGGATTGGGACTACCGATTCGGTCAACAGAAAGATATCTTGAAACGCACTGCGTCCAATAACCAGAACATTGTTGGTCCTCGTATTTACTTGGCACCCACTGAGAACACCCTTCATGTGAGTATCAGTTTGTATCCTTCAAACACGGATGCCGCGTCCGCTGAACCAGGTACAAGTAGCACAGGCGATTCCTTCACATGCAGTGTTGAGAATGTTCCTCTTCAATCCTGGTTTGCCGTCTCTGTGACAGTCTTCCAACGAAACTTGGATATTTACATTAACGGTCGATTGGTGAAGTCCTGTGTGTTACCCGGCATCCCGAAGCCTGCATTAGGTGATATTACTCTTGCAGACAATGGTGGCTTTTCAGGCTCGATTTGCAATGTGAATGGATACGGCACAATGTTACAGCCTGAAGACGCCAAGAGTTTCCACGCCAAGGGCACTAACTGTGCACCTCCCGCAGCGGCTGGAAAGGTTGAAGTTGATGATAACTCGCTCTTGATACGATTGTTCGGATACACCTTCCGATTTGCTCGATTGAGTAAAGATGGAAAGGAACTTAATAGTTACACCTTTTAAAAGACCATGCGTATACTGTTGAAATGCCCTACACGAAGCCGACCTCAAAAAGTCATTCAAACTTTAGCGTCGTATGTGAAACTTGCAAACCATCCCGAGCAACTCGGCGTGGCAATTTCATGCGATGAAGACGATACCTCTATGACCCGAAATCTAGTTCAAGAAGAACTTCTACGAACCCTGAATCCAGTGGCGTGGAAGCGAATCTTTTTCAGTGCAAACAAAAGCAAAATTGAAGCCTGTAATGCCAACATGAACGACATTGAGTGGGAATGGGACATTGTCGTCTTGGTCTCCGATGATATGATTCCACAAATACAAGGATATGATGATGTAATTCGAAATCATATGATGTCTAAATTTCCGGATACGAATGGCATCTTATGGTTTAACGATGGAGCTCAAGGAGATAAACTGAATACATTGTGCGTCTTTGGACGAACCATGTATGACTCTTTTGGTTACATCTATCATCCCGACTACAAGAGCTTATTCTGTGATACTGAGTTGACAGACCTCTGCAAAGGAACACTCGCCTCCAAGTGTTTGTATGTTCCCTATTGCATCATCCGTCACGAACACCCAGGTACCGGATACGCTCAAAACATGGACGCACTGTATGACCGTAATCAGAAATACTGGAACGAGGATATGTATACCTACATTCGCCGCAAGACGTATGACTACGACTGGTCTGTGTTGATTCCTACCATTCCAGGGCGTGAAGAGAAACTTCGCACACTGATTACATCCATTCAAGAAAAGGTAGCCCGAATTTGTCCTGAACTTCGTCTGGAACTCTGTGTAGCCTTTGATAATCGTGAAATGAGTATTGGTCTGAAACGCCAACAACTCCTCAACCAGGCTAAGGGACGATACTTATCATTTGTGGATGACGACGACCAGATTACCGATGCATATATCGAAGACCTAAAGGCATGTTTTGATGGAGGGTTTCACACGATGAGACTCCGAGGACAAATGAAAGAGTATACCTTCACCCATAGTGTAGATATCAAGCTCACAGATAAGATGGCTAGTAAGGATGACCCACCGGTGTTCCAACGACCTCCCAATCATTTGAACCCTATGCTCTCCGATGTAGCGAAACTCATTCCCTTTAAGAATGCAGTACATGGAGAAGATTTGGATTGGACCATTACACTGTTGAAGGCTAAGTTTTTAGAAACCGAATATCAATCCGACCCATCTCGTATTCATTACATCTACGACTTGGGAAACCGCGAGCCCGGAAAAGGCATTGCGATACAACAACAAAACATTACCTATGAAGAGATGTTGAAATTGGTATTTACTCCAGCAGGAGTACCCGTCAGTCTATCGAAGATTTCTCTTCAAAATCAACGAGAGAGTGGACTTAAATTAGGACCGAG